TTACCAGGGTTTAAGGCACGTGGTCTGTATTTACTTGAACGACTCGACCATAGTTTGAATTGCCCGAGGCGAGGACCGGGAACCCGAGGGCCGGGAGGTCCCTGTGTCAGTGTGGAATGTGTCAAGTCGATCAGGAAAGTTGAGTTGATTGATCTATCTTAAGAAGAAAACACAGTATTACTCGCTTAACGAAGTTTGGCTGTTTGCAATAGAAGTCAAGAAGTCAAGCGATTCTGGGTTAGGCCTTAGGACCCGGAACGGACGGCCGTTATTAACTGAGGTTGGTTTTACGATTGGACGGTCCACCCGTTGGGCTGGTGGAAGCACCCCGCCGCCACGTGCAAATGGTAGACTTTGAGATGTTTTTGCGCTATGGTCGCTTTTCGACATGTCAAGCGCACTTCTTAAGTCCAGCGCCTGCCGGCCACGCAAGAAAACGCCATGGAAGTTCACACGAACTATCCGTGAGAGATTCTTGGGAGAGCTAGTGGCCTGCGGTAAGGTGCCTCTCGCTGCGCGCGCAGTGGGAGTTGATGCGCTTACCGTGAAGAACTATGTGGCGAAGTACGAAGGAGGCAAGGACTTTGCCGTTCGTATGGAGATGGCCATTGAGATGTACCAGGCGAAGGCTGTAGACAGCCTAGAAAGCCAGGCACTCAACGGTATCATGGAGCCTATCTTGGATAAGAATGGCCATCAGATCATGGTCCATATCCACGAGGGCGTGAACCCAGACGGGACACCACGGTTCGTGCAGGTTCCCGGGTGGCGCCGCAAGTACGAAACCGCGCTTCGCGTGGCGGTGTTCAACCGATACAACGCGCTACCGAAAGACCCGGCAGAGCTGGCCAACGGGGGCAAGCTGGCCGGCGTGTTGGCCGTGCCAATCCCTGCAGGCTCAGTTGGCGCTTGGGCAGAGCTTGTGGCGTCTATCCGCAAGCCCGTTGCCATTGATACTACGGGCGAGGAGAGCAAGTAATGCCCTATGGCATATATCTCCAAGGCGATGACCAGAACGGCTGGTGCGTGTACGTTGTACGTACACGAATAGATGTGACGCCGCAAGGCACTCATAGGACGACAGTCTTGTCCACGCCCGCTCCAGTTTGCCCTCACTACCACAATTCCCCACAGGAAGCACGTGAATGTCCGATAGCCAAGGCCAAGCGCCATCTGTACGGCAGCTGAGCGAGATAGCACAAAAGCCTGACGAGGACGTAGTTGCCCTCTGCAAGCGCCTGCTAGCCTACGCTGAAAGCGGCGAGCTGCTGGGAATCGTCATCTTCGGCAAGATGACGGGCGGTGATACGCAAGAGGGACAGGCAGGAGACACAAGCTTTGCTGCCATTCTCTCTGCTTTCGAGGATTGGAAGTGGAAGCGCTTGTGGCATCGCAACAGAGATGACGAGTGAGCTGGGGCGCCTCCGCACCCGTTGATTCTCTGCCAGAGAATACTGTCTGGGCGGCCCAACCGGGCTCTCAACAGCTGTTTTTCTCTGTGCCTTATGAGGTCTTCGAGGTCCTGCTCGAAGGTACGCGGGGTGGAGGCAAGACTGACTGTCTAATCATGGACTTTGCCCGTGAGTGCGGGCTCGGCTTTGGTGCGGAGTGGTGCGGATACCTGTTCAAACGCGCCAACCCAGAGCTGAAGGATGTCATAGAGAAGTGTAAGAAGTGGCTCCCGCAGATATTCCCAGGCATTCGATTCAAGGAGAGCCCATACTTTACCATCATCTGGCCAACGGGCGAGTGGCTCATGCTGCGCCACATGAAGACAGAGGACGATTACTGGGACATTCACGGTTCCAGCGTCTCGTGGATAGGATGGGAGGAGCTTTCTAACTGGCCTACGCCAGTGCTTTACCTCAAGTGTAAGAGCTTGATCCGCTCTTCACATGTGGAAGTAGCACGTAGGAAGCGCCTCCGTGCTACCACCAACCCCGGTGGTCCTGGCCACAACTGGATTCGCGAGCGCTTCCAGCTGCCCCACAAGCGCAATCAGATTCTCTATGGCAACGATGTTATGCTATCGCGCAAGTGGATGCGTGAAGATGACATAAAAGATGCGCAAAAGCGTCCGCAGATGCGGATGGCCATCTTTTCTGACATCCGGGAGAACAAGGTTTTCCTGGACGCTGACCCTAACTACCTGGAGAATCTCAAGGCCGACGCAATGACTGAGGCGCAGTACCGCGCTTGGGCCTTTGGTGATTGGAACATCGTCAGCGGTGGTATGTTTGACGATGTATGGAGTCAGCGCACTCACTGGATCAAACCCTTTGACATTCCTCTGGGTTGGCGTATCGATAGGAGCTTTGACTGGGGAGATTCCAAGCCGTTCAGCGTAGGCTTCTGGGCCCAGTCAGACGGCTCTGACGTAATCCTCAAGAGCGGCAAGGCAGTCTCCACAGTTCGTGGAGACCTGTTCCGTATTGGCGAGGTGTATGGATGGAATGGCCAGCCGAACTCAGGCTGTCGCGCTACGTCTACAGAGATTGCTGAGATGGTGCTGGAAGCCGACCTGAAGCTGCGCATCTACAGCAGAGTAGTGGCAGGCCCGGCGGACACAAGCATATTCTCGCCACACGACGGCAAGGCGTCCATTGCTCAGGAGATGAGCAAGCCCATACGTCGCCCCAATGGCCGCTCCTACCGCGGTATTGCATGGACGGCAGCACGCAAGGGCCCAAACACCCGGGAACCTGGTTGGGCTCTCGTGCGCAAAGCCTTCAAGCAGTCGATCAGGGAGAGCAACAAGCCCAGGGAGCGCCCTGGATTGTTTATCTTTGATACGTGCGAGCACTTTGGGCGTACAATACCGGTGCTGCCCCGAGATATCAAGCGCCCTGACGATGTTGACTCCGAAGCAGAAGACCACATTGCCGATGAAACGCGGTACCGCGTGATCGAAGTTGGTACTGGCCTATCCCAAGGTACCACCGTAGGAATGACCTGATGCCCACAGATTCTCTTGCCAATCCGCATCCCAAGTATCTCGAGTTCCAAGAGGACTGGGAGAATTGCCGTGATTGTCACCGCGGAGAGCGCGTGATCAAGGAAGCGGCAGAGAAGTATCTTCCACCCACCAGCGCTATGTGCGCAGATGGCTTTCCTACCAAGGACACCAAGGGCTGGAAGGATTACCGCAGCTATATGGCCAGGGCCGTGTTCCCAGGCTACATGAAGCATGCAGTATCGCACAACATGGGATGCCTCTGGCACGAGCCCACCACGTTTGAGCTGCCTCCGGAGATGGAGCCCATCCGTGAGCTGGCGACTCGCAAGAAAGAAAGCCTGGAGCAGCTCCTGCGCAACATCCACGAGCAGTGCCTTATCACAGGGCGCCTTGGGCTTCACGCAGCTATGCCCGGCACCAAGCCCGGTGGTACGACTGAGCCGTTGATGCCCTACATCAACCTTTACCATGGTGAGAAGATCATCAACTGGGATGAGGGTGAGATTGACCAGGTTATTCACGACAGCCTGAACCTTGTGGTGCTGGATGAGTCAAAGTTCGTCAGGTCAAGCAACTTCCAGTGGGAGTTCCAGAAGCAGTTCCGTGTGCTATTGCTTGGTGACGTCAACGTCAATGAGGAAGCTGTAGGTGACGAAGACAGCGAGCAATCAGCGAACAACCAGAATGGCACAGCGTACCTGGAGGGCTTGTTCAAGGAGAACAAGGGAACGTTTGAGACGCAAGGTGGCGGCCCAGTAGCAGGCAAGCCCGGCAACGGTCTGGACTTCGACTTGAACAACATGATCACACCCTCGTTCAGGGGGAACAAGCTCAGTCACATTCCATTCGTGTTTATCAACACGCGTGACGTGGTTCCGGAGCCCGATGACCCGCCGCTCCTGGACCTTGCAAGGCAAGACCTCGTCATCTACCGCACAGAGGCTGACTATCGCCAGACGCTGTTCATGCAAGGCCAGTATACCTTGGTGATTGCTGGCGAGGGTAGCGACATCCAGGATGACGGGACCAACGCCTCTGGCTCCAAAGAGGTACGCACCGGTGCTGGCGCCGTGATCCGATTGTCCAATCCCACAGCATACGCAGAGTTCATTGGCATCGACGCTGGTGGAGGTCTCACTGAGCAGCGTACCGCGCTGGAGAACGACAGGCGCTCTGCGGAGGTGCGCAGCGGGTCTATGACGGACACGCGCTCCAACGACAAGGAATCTGGAGACGCCATGCGTACGCGCGTGGCCGGCGAGACGGCAAGCCTCACCACGATTGCCAAGAGCTGCGCCTTTGGGCTTCAGACCCTGCTACGCTCCATCGCGGTATGGATGGGAGCGGACCCTGAAGCAGTAATCGTCAAGCCGAACCTGAACTTCAACTTCACTAAGCTCACGGCCAAGGACCTGTTGGACCTCCAGACCGGCGTCAACCAGGGCCTGCCTATCTGTGAGGAATCCGTGCACGGGAACATCCGCAAGAGCGGTCTCACCGAGCTGGATTATGAGACTGAAGCTGAGAAGCTGGACAGCCAGGAGCCGCGCCTACCTGCCATGAACGCTCAAGCAGAGCTGGACGCAGAGGCAGCGGATCAAGCGGCTGAGCACGGCACTGAAGGCGCCAAGACCCAAGCGCAGCTGGATGAAGAGGCAGCGCAGACGGGCCATCAACGCTCTGAGCAGAGCGCCGCCAAGGCGCATCAACGCTCTCTCGAGGTGGAGAAAGTCAAAGCGAAGGGCAAGACAAAGGCCAAATGAGCGCGAACGAGCTGTGGTTTGACGCTCTCGTGCGTCATCAGATAGGCCTCATGCGCCTGTCTCAGGGCAATAGCGCCAAGGTGATCAAGCTCTTGAACGAGAGCGAAGCAGAGATTCGCGCACGTTTAGCTGAGAAGTACGCGGCTGGGATGTCAACAAAGAGGCTCGACTCGCTTCTTGCATCCATAGAAAATGCAAGAGGCGAGTCCTTCAAGGCAGCGAACGTGGAATGGCGAGACCAGATGATTGGTCTGGCCAAGATGGAGCCAATATTCCTGGACACGACGCTGAAGAGCGTCGTGCCTGTCACGCTTTCCACAGCAATGCCTACTGTGGAGCAGCTAGCCAACATCGTTACCAGCACTCCGTTCCAGGGTCGCGTTCTATCTGAGTGGAGCGCAGGTTTGGAGGCTGGCGAGCTATCCCGCATGGAGGACGCCATCAAGATGGGGATGGCGCAAGGCGAGAGCACACAGGACATCACGCGCCGCGTGCTAGGGTCCAGAGCCCTTTTGGGCACGGATGGCGCCACACAGATTACCAGGAACTACGCTGACAGCATCACGCGTACAGCAGTAAACGCCATCAGTAACGCAGCCAAGCAGAGCTACTATGAGGAAAACCAGGACATCTTCAAGGAGGAGCTATTCGTCGCGACGTTGGACGCGCGCACCACACTTATCTGTGCTTCCAATGACGGTAAGCGATTCAAGGTGGGAACGGGCCCAAGACCGCCACTCCATTGGCGCTGTCGCTCACTTCGCATTGCTATTATCCTTGATGAAGTCATTGGTACCAGGCCGGTGCGCAACTTTACTGAGCAGCAACTCGCACGGGAGTTCAAAGGCACGGGCCAAAGCACTGGCTACAAAGCATGGCGTGCCCGGCGAGTACGTGAGCTCACTGGCACAGCGCCTGCGCGTCTTACGTACAATGAGTGGCTGAAGCGACAGTCTGCTCGCTTCCAGGATGACATTCTCGGTCCGACTCGTGGTAGACTCTTCAGGGAAAACAAGCTATCGTTGGACAAGTTCGTCAACCGCAATGGCAAAGCCTACACGATTAAGCAGCTCCGAGAGATGGATGCTGAGCACATGGCACCAGCTGGATGGAATCCAGCTGGCGCCACCGCTCCCAAGAAGTTCTCGCTCCGGGGCAAGACCCTGGAGGAGCTTGGCGCGTTGCCAGCTGACGCGGCCACAGACCGCGCTGCTACCTTGAAAGGCCTGAGAGAATCCAAGGAGTTCTTGACTACTGGTCGAGCGCCCAAGAGCTTTGACAAGATAGGTCATGACGTCGGAGTTCAAATCCACGTAGACAGCGATGGCTCCTTGGTGTTAATTGATGGACGCCACCGCTTCACAGTAGCAAAAGAGTTGGACTTACCCAGTGTTTGGGGCACTGTACGAAAAGCAGGTACAGGCAAAGTCCTGTTCAAAGGCAACATTCCAATCTGAGGTCCAATGAAACATGTCATCCTAGCCCTGTCACTGTTTGCTGCAACGGGCTGCAAGCACCTTGCCACTCACGAGGACGTAGTGGCCTACGTCACCCGTGCCCGCTGCGTCAGTGACGCTGGCCTCAAGGCGGACCGGGAATTCACCCTTCAGTGCCTACCCTCCGGGTCAGCCGTGGAGCGCCTCAGCACGCTCGTCGAGTGCCCAGCTAGCGTGCTGGTGGCCGACCAGCTCACGCTGGACCTCGAAGCCTGCACGCAATGAACTGGCTCAAGCTCGGCTGGACAGCCTTGTCATACATCTGGGAGAACCGCCGGACTATCCGCAATGTTGTGGACCCAGGTGACAAGGGCCAGCCCTTGTCACACTCCGCCGTGGATAACATCGAGGATCAGGTCCAGCGAGCCACAACCTGTCCCAGGCCTCAGCCGCCTGGGTATCGATGCACGCGTGGTCCCCATACAGGGCCATGCGCTCTTGTTCGCGTCCTACACTAAGGAAACCACATGAAACAGTTCGTCAAATCGCATTGGCGCAAGGTTCTGGCAGCTGTATTGGTTGCTGGTGCAGGCTACCTGGCCACTGGCCAGGTAGACTTGTCCGAGTTGTTCAAGGCGTTCGCGCCGTCCACCCAGGTCCAAGACCAGGGCGACGCTGGCGTCAAGTAAGGTAGTAAACCGACAGTTGAGGAGTCCGGCATGGCCGGAGAAAAGGCAGATTCATCATGGATGAACTCGAAGAAAGCTACGCAACGTTAGAAGAGATTCCCGAACCCTACCGCAAGCTGTACAAGGAAACAGCAGCGAACGATGGGACAAAGTCCTATCTGTTTGCTGGTGTCAAAGGCGTTGCGCTCAGCACGGACCAGAAGAAACTGCGCGACGAGGCAGGACGTCACCGTATCGAAGGCAGCAAGTACAAGAAGTCCTTGGAAGGCTGGCTGGCTCTTGGCCACGAAAGCCCGGACAAGGTGCGGGAGATTCTGGACCGCGTTCCGGAGCTGGAGGCAGCGGCTGCCACGGGTGGTAGCAAGTCGGCAGAAGCCGTCAACAAGCTCGTTGAAGCCCGTCTGGCCACGGAGACCACCAAGGTCCAGCGTGTCTTGGGCGAGAAGGACAAGACCATCTCAACGCTCACAGCCCGCGTGGAGCGCTTCGAGAACGCAGCTCGCACAGGCTACGTGATGGACCAAGTCCGCTCAGCGATGGCTGGCTTCAAGGCCGGGAAGTTCGCTCCCAGCGCCATGGAGGACGTGCTGTTGTACGCAGAGAAGCACTTCGAGACTGAGGCAGAACACGATTCGGAGACAGGCGAGCTGGTCATTACCGGCGCGCGCACCCGTGACAAGGTGGGCGTCACGCCAGGCTCTGATGCTGCTCAGTGGCTCACGGAGATGGTGGCGCGCAAGCCTCACTGGCTGGAGCCCAGCGAAGGTCTTGGCGGAGGTCCCGAGGGTCGCCGTGGCAACGGTGGATTGGGCAACAATCCCTGGAGCCTGGAGAACTGGAACGTTACCGAGCAGGGCAAGTATGCCCACGCCCAAGGGATTCAGAAGGCGCAGCAGATGTGCCGGATTGCTGGCGCAGAGTGGGGCGCTACCAAGCACCCCAAGGCGCAACAGCACGCTGAGCAGAGGCGTCGATGAACGAGTTCGTGTGTACGTATGATGTGCCGGAGCGCAAGACCGCTATCTTCAGGCACTTCTGCGTGATCGGTATCTTCGGAGTTCAGCTGCTTGGGCACAAGCACATACGTACCGTCCAGCCGGAGCTACGGGTCAGGTAACCTTGCCCGTCATGCGGCTTGGGTATATACTTGACCGCATGAACGACTGGAAACCAGTCGCACTTGGTGTTACGTCCACGCTGTTGTTCCTTGGCACGGTGTGGGCGTTACGCCAGATTGTGCGCTTTGTTCGCGGTGCTTTCATGGAGTACCGCATGGTCAGGGCTGATGTTGCACGCCTTAAAGTGGCGCAGTTCAACATGAAGGCCCAGATACTCGCCAATGAGTTCAAGAGCTACACACGTGATTCCATCCCGGTTCCACCTAGCCAATCTGGAACGCACAAGCGAGTCTGGGGACCTCCGGACTTGCCCCCGCTGGACCTGGCGTCCAACGACCAGGTCCAGACCGGTTGGGAAGACGATGAGCTCAAGACTTCTCTGCCGGAATAGCGCGCGAGCCCCTAGACGGGCACGAATCGCCGCGCTATGGTCGTCTTGCGCTGGAGACCCATGGTGGTCCAGCTAAACTTCGGCCCGGGTCATGGCACTAGGGCTCCAACTCTCAAGGAGACAAGCCAATGGCTGCAGGAGCAGTGAAGGTTTCGGACGTGGTGGTTCCCGCCATCTTTGATCCGTACATGCAGAACATCACCACGGAGAAAACCGCCATCATCCAGAGCGGCGCTTGCGTGGTAGACCAGGACCTGAGCAACAAGCTCGAGGGCGGTGGTCTGACTTTCAACATGCCGTCGATGAAAGACATCGACAATGAGTCAGAAGACATCATGTCTGATGACTATGACGACGTTTACGGTGCCACCTTCGGTACACCGGACAACTTCGCTCAGAACAAGAACAGCTACCCTCGCAAGATCGGTTCGCTGAACGAGATTGCGGTTCGGTTGTCCCGTCACCAGAGCTGGTCCAGCGTTCAGCTGGCTCGCGACCTGGCTGGCAAGGACCCGATGGCCGCTATCGGCAATCGCGTTGGCTACTACTGGGCACGTCGACGCCAGGCCGCTTTCGTGGCTGTCGTGACGGGCATTCTCGCGGACAATGACGCCGCGCCGTCCGGTTCCGACACGCATTTGCAATTCGACCTGACCTACGATGCGTCGGGCTCCGGATTCCAGCAAGGCGTGACGGAGTTCAGCGCCACGAACTTCCTGCGCGCCTGCCTCACGATGGGTGATAGCCAGGACGACCTCGGGATGGTCATCATGCACTCTGTGGTTTACCACAAGGCGCAGGTGGGCAACCTGATCGATTTCGTTCCGGACGCTGTCAACCCCAACGCGGCTGCCGTGCCCTACTTCCTGGGTCGCCGGGTCGTGGTGGATGACGGTATGCCCAACGCCTCTGGCGTGTTCGACACCTGGATTTTCGGCCAGTCCGCGTTCCTCTTGGGCGTGGGCAGCCCGGACACCCCGGTGGAAGTGGAGCGCGCACCCCGCGCTGGTAAGGGTGCGGGTCAGGACATCCTGCACACCCGCGTCAAGTGGTGCCTCCACCCGGTTGGGTACAAGTACGCTGTGGCATCGCCTGCCAGCGGCGGACCGTCCAACCTGGCGACTACAGGAAACCTGGCGCACTTGGACAGCTGGTCGCGCATCTATCCGGAGCGCAAGCAGATCAAGTTCGCGCGTCTGAAGACTCGTGAGAGCTGAGTGATGCCTGAAGCCTGAGCGGCGATACTCGTCGCTCAGGTTTCACATCAAACCCCACAAGGAGAACTCTCACATGGCACAAGGTTCACCGTACGGTCACCTCAAGGCAGTCCGCCAAGGTCTGCTCTCTGGTCCGTACCGGATTCAGGTCAACCACCTCATCAGTACTGCTGCGGCTGGCGCTGGTGTGGGCATTGGAACCAAGATTCTTGATACGTTCCCCAAGGGGCGCATCACGGTTCTGTCGGTTTCTGCCAATATCAAGTTCACGAAGATGGACGCCAACCTAATCGCCACTTGGTCCGCCAACTGGGGTCTGGGTACCGTGGCAGATGTCGATGGTACTCTCTCAGGAACGGACCAGGACCTGATTGCCGTGACGGCAATCGGTGCAGCGGTCGGTGGTGTGATTCCCGGCACCCGTATCGTCAACACCACCTCTCAGGTGGTCAACAACGACGCGGGCACAGTTCGTATCAACCTCAACCTGGCGCCTGCTGCTGCGAGCATCACTGATGCTACCGCGGCCGTGGTCAAGGCTGAAGGTTTCGTCGAACTGATTCTGGCAACGCTCAGGGCTTGAGCAAAGACGGCTGCCGGAGTCGTATCCGGCAGCCGGGTTAGCATTGAGGAGTGATCGATGAAGGACTTGAGGAGCGCACTACAGCAACTGGACCCAAAGAATCCAGAGCATTGGACCGGCGACGGTCTGCCCAAGCTGGACTCTGCTGTATTGAACAAGCAGTTCAGCCGTCAGCAAGTCACTCGGGAGGCACCGTTGTTCAATCGAAACAACTTGTCCTTCCAGCTACCGCCAGACGATGATGGAGATGACCAGGTGGACGGTGACCCCGGTGAGGCAGCTGCTCGCGAATCTGTGTTCGCCATGGAATCTTCAGAGTTCGGTGGGTCTGAGCCCACCGGTACTGTGGGCGTGGCTGGGCCGCCTGGAGTGGAAGGTCCGGATGGCGAAGATGAGCCGCTGACGCCTCCGGTGTCAGAAGTCTTGGCAGACGCCAAGCTGACCGCAGAGGACGCGCTGGCAGGAGCCCACAAGGCAGAGGATGCAGCCAAGAAGGCTGTGATAGCCGCAACGGCTGCCAGAGACATGATCGTGAACGCGCAGGTGCAGGAGTATGACCCGCACGCCAGCCAGCGTGCTGTCTACGACTTTTTGAAGAGCGTTCAGCCGCAATCCGGTCACCACCTGAAGCCCGCACCTGTGGTTCCAGGCAAGGCGCCGCTCGTTCCCGGCCAATCCGCCTTGGACCGCGCCATGAATCAGCGCAGGCAGGGTCGCGCAGACCAACGGCCGTCCATTCCGCTACGCGGAAAGTAAGGCAGGCCCATGCCCATACCGGGCATTGATGTATACCCGAACCCACCTCCTCGTGGCCCGCTCGTGTTGCGCGGCCAAGTGGAGGTGTTGTCTGGCCAGAATATTGCAAAGGTCGTTGGTCTCACAACCGACAGTTTTGCGCCTGATGCCCTGACCACGCTGCGTGGCCCAGCCGGTACGGACGGCCAAGACGGCGCTCCGGGCTTGGACGGCGTTGCCGGGCAACCGGGTCAGACGGGTCCTGTTGGGCCTCCAGGTACTCAGGGCCCAGCCGGTCCTGCTGGTTTTGACGGTCAGGACGGCCGTGACGGGGATGCAGGCGCGCAGGGAGCTACGGGTCCGGCAGGGGGTGCAGGACCTGTGGGTGACACAGGTCCTGCCGGCCTAGATGGCCAAGACGGCCGTGACGGCGTTGACGGGATGGATGGCCAGCAGGGTCTGACAGGACCTGCAGGGGCCACAGGTCCTGCGGGTCCCCAAGGACTTATTGGGCCACAGGGCCAAGATGGCCAGGATGGCCGCGACGGCATTGACGGCGTGCCAGGTGCCTCCGGGGCAGCCGGCGCGACCGGAGCAACAGGAGGCACCGGCCCGGCAGGCGCTGACGGCATGCCGGGTCTGGACGGCCAAGACGGCGCTGATGCTCCGTTCGCCATCCCACTATATCCATGGTGGCAGAGCCTTCAGCTTGACGCCCACTCACGAGCTTTCAGCCCGATCATTGACTCTGGAAGTTTCGTACAAGTAGGCTCATTAGACAGCGGGTCAGTTCTTTCCTCTGACTTCGTTAGAGGCGCAGGCGTGTGGGGTTTACACGCACAGGTTTCACTTCGCCTAACAGGCGATACATCAGTTTCTGTTGTAACCAACGGAGTCAGCCGGCTTGTCTTCAATTCTGGTGGAGATTGGACGGTAAACGGCACCAGCGGAACATCCGGTCAGGTTCTGACAAGCCAAGGAGCGGGATTCAACCCTATTTGGGCCACGCCTTCTGGTGGCGGTGGTGGCTCTGGTGTGGTGGCTGTATCTACAGTCAATTTTGGCACTACTGCTCAGACGTCTGGTACTTTCGACATCACTGGCTCCGGGTTTACCACGAACAATGCTGTGTTCGTTTCTCTAGCTGTAGATACAGCTGACCCGACGGAAGCAGAGCAGAGCTGTGAGATCACAGGAATTGTGATCAATGCCACCACCATCCGGTGTTACTGGCACGCCATAGATGTGATGCAGGGCAGTCACAAGGTTCAGTACCTTGTGGGCAGCGCAGCCGTATTGGCTGGCTCTGGTAACGCTATCACCGTCACCGGCACCGTGGACTTGACGGGCTCCACTTCAACAATCAACATTAATCCGACAGCAGGAGCAATGGGAGTTGTTGACATCTCTACTCTGCTGTGTGGCGGAACACTCACGCTTCAGGCAGTAACAGCGGCAACAATCTCTGGATTCACAGCAAAAAACAACGGGTTTTGGTTCACCCTCGTCATCCGTGATAACACCACGTCTGAGTACGTAACACTGCTTGATGATCTTGGCGCAGTAACAAGTGTTAGAACTCCTGGCCTCAGGGACGTTCGGTTATCTAAAAGTGATTCCATCGTTCTGATCTATAGCAATAATCGGTGGTACGCAAACTGCCAGATACCAAAACTCTGGATGGTGAGTTCGGATACCATCACCCTTGCTGCGCAACAGAATGATTACACCCGAACTCAAGCTGGAACAACGGTTCTCAGATTCTCATTAACTGGTGATCAGTCGCTCACTGGAGTAGTTCCAGAGCCTACTGGCGGCGGAG